CGTACGGCGCCAGCAACTGTTGGATCTGATCGAACTGGCGCCGCTGTTCCTCAATGCCAGCCTGTGATGCCTCGCTCTGCGCATTCGCCGCTGTATTGGCCGCATCCTTCTGGCTTTTGGACGATAGATAGCCACCGACGATTGTGCCGCCGGCGACGGCTGCTGCTACCCAAGACATGCGACCTCCCGCGATTCAAGTACAGGGTGCGAGTTGTCGATCAAGGCCAGTTCAAGGGCCTCAAGATCGGTAAGGTTCTGTGGATTGGCGTGGATAGTGGTCCAGACAGTGTCTTCAAGAGCGAAGCCGACACGCTTCGTGCCAGGGCGTGAGACAAGCGTGCAGGGAGCAGCAACGATCTTCATGCCGTCCTCGGTCCAGACGGCGATACGGCCTTGAGAGACGATATTCAGGTGCTCGGTGCTGTGCACCTTGCCCGTCAAAATCGTGCCGGCTACGATCGTGATTTCGCGTGCGTAAAGGCCGTCAGCGAAGTGATGGATGGCCTCGATAGGAAGCTGCTCCATCGTGCGCATTTGCGCTTCGAGCCGTTCGATATCTTCGCGGGATGGGATTCGTGCCTGAGTGGTCAGGTCTTGATGGGTGCCAGTATCCAGCAGCATGATTTCTCCCGTTCGGGGTTCATGGCCGCTGGCAGCCTGGACTCAGCTATTGCCCGAAAATGCAGCAACTGCTGAGATTATAGAAACTTTCTATCGCAATGTGCAAGTAAGATACATATTTCCTATGTAATCTGTCGTCCTGCTGCGCGGATGTTCAACGATGCCGCGGCGCTGGCCAATGTCGAGATCACCCCACCAGCTTCCAATGAATGCCCGATCAACTCTGGAAAGGTCCATGTGACTCCGGCTGGAATCGATTTGGAAATGGTCGAATTTGTACCGCCCGCAGAACCAGCAGGCGCAACCAAATTGATCGTCAATGTCACATTGCCGCCCGTCTTGTTGTAGGCAGTGAACTTGTCAATGATGGTCTTGCAGTTAGTCGATGTGTACTGAGTGGTCTGAACGTTCTCAGCTTCTTTCGACTCGAATAGTACGAGTTGCGTAGTCGTCACCGTGGTTCTCCTAGGACATGATGCCGTTGTTCTTGAGTGCTGTAATGATGTTGTCGATGGCGGTCTTGTTCGTGTTGATAGCCGCAATCGCTGCGTCACGGTTTGCCGATGTGTCCCACCCTCCAGCCGCGGTCCCGACACCACCAGCAGGGGCTGATGATGTTCCCGATGAGGCAAATGGCCCCTGTGGGGCCTTCGTATTGCAACCGAACTTGCCAGTTACTCGATAATCCTGTGTTGCGGTAATTTGCCCATTGGCCTCGCGGTATATGCCAGATGTTGCCTCGTTGTTGAACTTCAACGAAGGCGTTCCAGACGTGCCAGCATCTAGGTTTACCATCCCACCAGTGATCGCTACAGTGTCGTGATTCTGCGCCGCAATGGTCCCAAGTTCCTGGCGCCCAGTTGCACGTAATGCCTCAACCTCACTCTCCAATGCAGCAAGTCGGTCTGACAGCCCCACCGTCGTTTGTGCCGCAGCCAACTGTTGAATCAGGCCAGCGACATCCGAAAGCGCAGCCAGTGCGACATTGACCGTTGCGACTCCCAGCGCGGCCTGCTGCGCAGCTTCCTCGATGGTAGAAGGAAGTGTGATGCTCACTGCTGAAAGGGCCTGCTCGAAAGCACGCAAAGTATCGTGTTCCTTGAACACTTGCGAGAGCTGACTGCGATTAAGAAGATTGAACATCAAGGCCATAGCCCCTCCAATGGCTCAACCTGTGCTTCCAGACGCGCGCAGGACAGGAACGCGTCACTGGTCCCGCGGAACTTCTGGATGCGCCATTGGCCCATCGAGCCTTGCGCGAGCCAAATCATTCGCTTCGAGCGCTCGCCCTGTTTGCCAGCCGCGCAGGCGTACTCCTGACTCCACGTCTCACCATCGCCAGAAAACGACGTCCACACGACAGGATCGGCGCCGAGCGGCACGCGGCCTGGCAGCGTGACCAATTCCAGTTGATGGAAGATTGCGCCATTCCCTTCGTTGTAGCTGATCGCGGTGGAGAACTCCCAGCCGATAACAGCCCCATAGTGTGTGCTGATCGTGTCGGTCAGGTAGCCCACATTCGAGCCGGTAGGATCACCACAGAGCCACTTGTCGTAGCACCACACCAGATTGCGCGCCCGGTATGTGGCCGGCAGTCCGAGCCCAGAATCGAGGTAGGTCCAGACAGGCTCCCCAACGGCTTCCGTTGCGATCGCGTCGTACACCAACGTCTGGTCAGGCAAATGTAGGTAGAGCATTTGCTGGCTCTTGTTCACGCGGCGCTCGAGAACACATGACGCCAGTTCGGCCTCCGTGTACTGCTGAAGCACGATATCCACTTCACGCGTACTGATCTTGCTGGTCGACGAGTTCAGGCCAAGCCATACCGCTGGCGGTTCATTACGCGCACCGCCAACGAATGCGATAGTCTCCGCGAAGCCGGCCACGATGCAGTGCGTTCCAATCGCGCCGCGCTCTATTTTCGCGCCGTCGTTCCGCTGAAATGGGAAGAGGGTGCCGCCGATGTTGTTGAAGACCTCGATGGTGTAGCGATTGACCGCATATACCTCACCTCGCCACTTCACGACGCCCATGATAGGGTCTGGATCGGCCTCACTGCTGCCGTAATGGAGTGGATTAACGGACATCGGGTCGTTCAGGTCAGTCACGATCAGAGACGTTCCATCCGTGGTCATGAAATACCCATCGATCCACAAAACGTCGATCACCTTCCCAAGGTCTGTGTCGCCAACCTGTTGAAGGCTACTGCCATCCCAGTAGTACAACGCCCCTCCCGAGGCAACTGCAAGCCTATCGAAGGAATAATCCATGCTGACCGGCTCGGCGCCACCTACATCACCTAATTGCACGATGGAGCCATCAGCGTTGACGCGCACGAGCTTCGTCCCCATCACGCGATAGCAGGCGCCGTTCCAGTTGATGCCGCCGCGATCAGGACCTGGCCCGGTTCCGTACAACACAATGCCATCGGACGGTCGCAGGTAGCCACTACTTATACCTTGCGCCTGCGGTATTGGCGTCATATTGCGTGGAAGCGATGCGCGAAAATCTGCCGCGTCGCTGGTCCAGATACCGCTGATGATGTTAATCTGCATGGGCTACTGGCTTACTTCTTTTTGCCCAGCTTCTTGTTGGCCTTCGCGTCGATCTTCTGCAGTTCGCTTTTCGACATAGCCCCCTTGTTGTACTGCTGTTGCGCACGGGCCTTAGCGTTCGCCGCATGCGCACGATCATTTACCGGATAGGTGCGGTCAGGGCCAGCAAAGGAAGACTTGGGAAGCGCGTTGCGTTTTTTTGCGGTCATTTCAGACATGGTTTCTCCGTTAACCAAGGTATTCGAGTTTGATATGCACGGCATACTTCATCGCACCAGCCGTACCGGAGGCGTAGTTGCTGGTCTGGTAGGTGATGTTGGTGCTCGCTTTGGCGTAGACAATCTGAACACCTTGGCCAAATGCGCCCGGAGCATTTGCTGTATTTGTTGGTGTAACAGTGCTGGCAACCAGGGCAACGCTAGAATCGCTGTCGGTCCATCCGATACCGACGTTTGGAAGGGTGGACGATACGCCATCAGCCGTCGTTTCTACCGCGTAGCACGAGACTCGATACATTCCTGCGCCATTAGCTGGAACGGCATACAGGGTTGCAGAAGCAATATTTGCACTTTGGTTGGCAAGATTAACTTGCGCATATTCGGCTGCGACGCCAGCAGCGACAGTACTGACGCCTTTGTAGCTCGTAACACCGCCGCCAAGAGTAGCGCCCTGAGTCGCTTCCAGCGTCGTGAACTTGCCGGCAGCTGGTGTTGTCTGGCCAATCGGGGTGCCATCAATCGAGCCGCCCGTAATTATGGTGTTCGCAGGACTCGAGCCCGCTACTGATCGAAGGGTCATATCACCACCCTTCGCCGCTGGTCACATACACCGTGGAGCCTGCGCCACCAGGAGCAACCACACTAATGCTCGAATGCCCGTTCTGTTCAGATCCCTGCTTCGTGAGTGTGGTCTGCGAGTTAGGCAATACCGGGATATCAGAAGACGTAGCCACATCGGAAGATCCAGCGAATACAGCACGCACAAACACTAATTGGCTGCCGACGTTTGTCACCATGTACTGCTTCGAGTACGGATCTACTGAGGCAGATGCGGCCGTCGCCGTTGCCGTCACCGAAGTGGTCGATCCGAGTTTTGCGTTGAAGGGAGCGAGAATGGACATATTGGTCTCCTTTGGTCATCCAACCCTGTACCAGCTGTTATTGACGCCGTTGAAACGAAGGCGGAAGAATCCGTTAGCTGTAAGCGTGGTCGGAGCGCCATTGACGGTTGCGCCATTGCCAGCAACGGTCAATGTGGTCACTGCCTGCGTGCACGACACAAGCACTTCCTGGCCATCAACTGCCGAAGCCAGGGCTGGTAGCGTGATCGTGCCAGCCGCAAAGCCCGCGGTCGGAGTAAGCAACAGGTAGACGTTTTCACCGGCGGTCGTAGGCGAGATAAGGACGTTGAACGCAGTCGCATTCGGGGAAGCGTATTGCGTCATGAACGAGCCGCTCGCAGTCAAGTTCTCCTGCATGTACGCCAGCAGGACCGACATTGCCGCAGCGCGCGCATCACCATTGTTGGTCGAGAAGATCACAGCAAGGTCACCGGCAGTGACGGTGTCAGCGCGGGACAACTGATTGATCTGCATTGCGGCTCCTAGTTGAAATCGATCCCGCCATCTGGGCCGGCATCAATCGGCTCGTCTGGCGGAATCAGGAATGGGTTGTAGTTGCGACGCCACGGCAGGTTGCCGGCGCCGGCAGGCATACGGCGCGGGAAGTTGACCTCAGGCGGCATCGCAGCGCGTGCCATCAGCATGTCGTAGCCCTCCTTGGCTGCTGCAGATGTGGTCTGAGCAACCTGCTTGCCGTGTCCAGCAGCCAGGCGCACGGCCAAATTCAGGAGCGCCGGCTCGATCGCCTCATCCGGAAGGCCAGAATCATCATCCAAGCTGGATCCATCAGCAGAAGATGGAAGCGGGTAGCCAAGGCGAATGCCCTTGCCATTCCACATAGCCATCATGGCATCCAGACGTTGCAGCCCGTGCTGGAGGATCTCCGGCGTCAAGGTCACGACGAAGCTATGCAACGACAGCTCGCCGTAGGCTTCTTCGACAATCTGCTGTTTCGTCCAACCCATGACTATTCCTCCAGCGCGGCCGCAATCCGATCGCGCAGCGCCTTATCGCTGGTTCGCCCATCGAACTTGACGCCAAGTTCCGTCGCTTTTGATTCCATCTCTGCGCGGGTCGGAGGTGCATCGTCATCCGCCACTTCGTCTACTGCAGATGATTTGCCGATGATCGCCTCCGGCAATGTGGCGAACCAGCCTTCAGCAAGCGCGTCTGTCAGCCCTGCATAGTCGCTCACCTGACGATAGGAATATGTACCGCCCGGGCGCTGATAATTGCCAGGGCAGCGATAGACGATGGTCGGGAATTCCATGTGGCTCTTTCAAAAATGGGGCCTAGTTTCCCCGGCCCCGAAGCGCATCACGCGATGCGGTAGGAGACAAACGTGTTCGTCGCCGTCTTGCGCGTGCGGAAGTTGCCAGTGGTTGCCGTCGCCACTGCGGCAGCGCCGACGATCGTATGGCCAGAGGCAGCCGTCACAGTGAACGTGTTCGGACCGGTATTGATCACCGACCAGTTGAACGAATCGCCCACAGCAAACGTCGATGCGGCATCCATGACTGTGCCAGTCGGGATCGTGCCCGCGACTGCTGCAGCGGTGGATGACGTGACCAGACCACCCATGATTGCGGCGGCCGATACAGCGCCAGTCACATCAACAGCCACCGGAGCGCCCTGGATTTGGCTGTCATACCGCGACATCACCAGCGGAGCGGTGCCGATCTGATAATTCACCTGTGCAGCTTGCGCCTCAATGATGATGGTCGCTCCGGACGAATAGGGGCCGAATACGGTCTGGCCACCGCTGACAGTGCCAAGCACAGTCGGCTTGGTCGGCTCGTTCGGGTAGCCGACCAGCTGCGTGACGACAGCCTTGTCGCTGGTATAAACAGCGATGCTCTGGTTTGCAGTCAGCGTAACCTGTACCTTGCCCAGAGGATAAACAATCAAATCCATGATGTACCTTTCTATCGTGATTGGGCGAGATCAGGTCTGGCTGAACAGCATGATGCCGCTCATCTCGGGCTGCTTGTTCACCACGCCGAAGAACACGTCCCAGCGGTATTTCGTCTTCATCGTGTTGATGTCGTAGAACCGTTGCATCGTCACTTCAATGCCCTGATCGGTGGTGGAGCGCATGACGGCCGCACCCGAGTTCTCAGGCACTACATAACGGCCAGGAAGCAGTTCGATTGCGTCTTTCTGCCAGAACGGATTGATCGCGGCGGTCACGGTGTTGAGGAACACGATGGATGCAGTAGCAGACGTGGTGACGACGCAGTTCTGGTATTGCAGTTCGGCGTCAGTGCCGCCCTGAGCGGAGATGATCGGCGGAGAGATGACCAGCGTCGTCGACGACGGAACCGAGATCACGCGGAAGGTCTTGAGTTGGCCCGTATCGCCCTTGGTGATGTGGTGCACTGCGTTCACGCCAGCGATGGTAAAGCAGTCGCCAGCCGCAACGTTGGTCGTGCTTGAGATCGTGATCGTCTGATAGCGGTTGTCGACGTTCGAGCGCTCGCCATTCACGCCCACGCTGGTAGCACGCGGCGTGTAGTAGTTCGAGGCCGTAGCCCGAGTGTCGATAGTCAGGCTACCACCACCAGCCGCTGCGGTCAGGCGATTGGCGTAGTCCAGCTTGTAGGTGTCGAACGATGCCACAGTTCCGACGTAGGCCTTTTCGTAGGCATTCGTCGGCTTCTGGTTCATGGTCTGACGGCCGGCCAGGTTGCTTGCCATGCCGTTGTAGTCGCGGGTCGACAGCGCAAGATAGCGGTCAAACGACTGCACGCCTTGCTCGTTGAAGATGGCTTCGCACTGAGCGACGTCATCGAAGCCGCTTGCGGCGCTGGTGCGCTTGACAACCAGCGTGCCCGAGTTGGCAGCGGTGTTCATGACAGCCACGTTGATGTCACTGGCGAGCTTCTGCGCAGCGGCTTGGCCGAGGCGACCTTCTTGCAGCATGTCGCGCAGTTCAGTTGCACTCAAGATGGCCGTCGA